GCTTCACGCGGGGAGGTCACCGGTGACAAACTGGCGCAACTGAAGACCGCGTATGACGAGTTGGCAAGAAACAGCTTAAGGTTGGCTTCTTGCACATTCAAATACCCGGACGGTACACCTGTCGCGTATGTGGCGGCGATTCAGGAACTCGGCTATCCGGCCGGGGGGATCCCGCCGCGCCCGTTTATGCGTCCGGCCATGACAGAGCACAAACAGGAATACAGCAATCTGATTGTCCGTGCTGTAAAAGCCGCAGTGAAAGGCAATATCACCATCACTGACGGACTTACGCAAGTCGGTGCAAAAGCGGCCGGTGATGTGAAGATGGTGATTAAATCAGTCACCACACCGCCGCTTAAGGATGCCACGGTAGCCGCCCGGGCCCGGCGTCACAGTAAAGGGAAAGCCACCAATAAACCGCTGGTTGACTCCGGTCTGATGCTGCAATCCGTCACTTTTGCCGTGGAGGATAAATAATGTTCGGAAATCTGCACCGGATTGCCTCGCGGTATATTCCGCAACAAACCGTACTCTGGTACCGCTTCAAAAGCCGGGAGCCTGATGAACGGGGCCATGATCAGAACACGTATTATGACCCGGCTGAGGTTCGCGGGAGCTGGCAGGCGGTGGATACTCAGGACATTCAGTCTATGGGGCTTGACACCAGTCAGGTATACCGCCGTTTGTATACGTCCCACGATATCAGCGCCATTCAGCGCGGAACTTCACCGGATTATCTGGTCTTCGGCGGCAAACGCTACGATGTGACCGGGGATGCTGACTGGTATGCACAGGACGGCTGGAAGTCGGTTATCTGTATTGAGGCAGGCAATCATGACGGATAACGATGTTGAGATTGCTGTCAGGAAACAGCTTCTGGCACAGCTGGCGCAGGCAGGTATCGATATTCCGGTCAGGGCAGGGTTTCAGTCAGCAAAACAGGGGCGGGAAGATAATTTCGTTATGTTCTTTCCTGCAGGGGAAAATCCGCAGGGCTGGCAGAAACGCAGTTATAACCCGCAGGGCAATGATGCCGGTCACCTGGAAGCACAGCAGTATGAAACAACATTCCAGGTGCAGGCATTTATCACCGGATTCAGCGGTTACACCGCGAAAGATATTACCGCTGTCGTCCGGATGATCGTTAATTCGTTACCGTTTACTGAAGCGCTGAAAAAGCAGGGGATAGGTGTGCAACGCGCAACCGGTATCCGTCTGCCGTACTTCGTTAATGATCGCGGCGATTACGAACAAAACCCGTCTTTTGATTTTAATGTGACTTATACCCGCACACTCCGTCCGGAAACAGCTGCAGTTACCGCGCTGTGCCCGGATATTCACCGCATATAAGGTTTTATTATGCCAATTAAACAAACCCGTTACGTCGATATCGCGTCAGCGGTGATCGGCGCGTCTGCCGTGCCGATGCGTAAGCTGACGGCGCGGTTATTTTCCGCTAACCCTAAAATTCCTGCCGGGCATGTACTGGAATTTGCATCCGGTCAGGTTGATGACCTGCTGGGCGCGGACTCTCCGGAGGCACAGTTTGCCCGTCAGTATTTCAGCTATGTCAGTCCGGCCCCGGTGAGTAAACCGAAAGAACTGCAGATCGCCTCTTACGAGCCGGTTGGCCGGGCGCGACATTATTCGGGGCAAAAGCCGGAGCGCTGGCTGATCTGAACATAATTGCTGACGGCACGCTGTCAGTGACAATCGGAACAACCACGAAAATTATAAGGATATCGATTTATCCGAAGCCAATCGTATGCCGATATTGCCTCACTGATTCAGGCGAAACTGAATGCCGAAAGTGAGCCGCAGTTTGCCGGGGCATATCTGACCTTTAACGCGCTCGACAGTGCATTTGAACTCAGCGGCGGTGTGCAGGAACGCGCATCGGTCAGCGTGGGGTATTCGGTACTGGCGGACGGAATGGGATTGTCTGCCGGCCATGCCTCCGAAGGTAACCCGGCACAGACACCGCTTGAGGCATTCAAAGTTGCCGAGCAGGTTTCTGACTCCTTCGGCAGTGCCACATTTCTGACAGACCTGTCGCTGGATCAGGCCGTCACGCTGGCACAGTATGTTGCCGGGGAGAACGTGAAATACCAGCTGCATCTGAGCGTGACAGAAGACAATGCCGAAGATTTCAGCGCAGCGCTGATCGGCACCGCATCAACCGGTCTGAATCTGAAAACGGAAACCGGCTGGTTTGTCCAGGCGCTGCCGATGGCGGTGATGGCCGCCACGGATTACGACCGTACCAACGCGACCACCAACTATATGTTCCGTCAGCTCGGGGTGACATTCCCGGCGCAGGTCACCACGGATCAGGATGCGGACCGTTTCGATAAACTGCGGGTGAATTACTACGGCGAAACCGCTGTGGCCGGTTCACAGATCCGCTTTTATCAGCGCGGCTTCCTGTGCGGCGGCAGTTCTAACCCGCCGGATATGAGTGTGCATGCCAATGAGCAATGGCTGAAAGCGTATATCGTGCAGCAGTGGTTCAGCCTGTTACTGGCAACACGCGGCATTCCGGCCAACAAAGACGGTGAGGCCCGGGCACTGATGGTCATTGCCGGTGCGGTCACCAAAGCCGTGGACAACGGCACCATTCTTGCCGGTAAAACCTTAACGGAAGTACAGAAAATCGCGGTGACGGATGCGTCCGGTGATGATCTGGCCTGGCACGATGTACAGGACAAAGGGTACTGGTACAACGCACAGATTGTTGAAAGTACCGGTGAAAGCGGGTTACCGGAGTACGTGATGAAATACGTGCTGATTTACGGTAAGGGCGACTGGGTGCGGAAGGTCGAAGGTTCACACAATTTAGTGTAAGGAATAAATATGAATGATGTTTCAGCAACCGGCCTTGCACTGGTGGTACAGGCCAGCAAAACATTCCCTTCCGGGATTTTTATCACGCAGTTTGCGGATGATGCGGATCCGCTGGATTTACCGGCAGTGGATATCGCCCAGACCGGCATGGATATCAACGGCAATCTGGTGAGCTGGTCAACGCCCACACCACAGACTGTCACCATTAACGTGCTGCCCGGCAGTGAGGAAGATCAGAACCTGGCGATCCTTCTGGAAGCCAACACGGCGAAAAAAGGCCGCCGTCATGCCGGTGACATTATCACTATGGTGGCTTCTTACGGTGACGGCTCCACCACCACCGCCCGTAACGGCAAAATCACCAACGGCAGCCGGGGAAACTCTGCGGCCAGCGCCGGGCGCTTAAATCAAAACAGTACACCTTTGTGTTTCAGGATTTTGATTCCACACGTAATCGTTAATCACCGGCGGGCATGTCCCGCCTTTTTTACGGAAAAACATGCTGATTAAACCGAAAGAAGTTCAGATTAAAGATGTGGACGGTATTGAAAAGACATTTGTCATCAGCCGTCTGCCTGCAGTGACCGGCCGGGAAATCCTTGCCAAATATCCGCTGTCGAATACCCCGAAAATCGGGGATTACGAAGTCAGCAAAGAGGCCATGCTGAAAATGATGGCGTATGTGTGCGCGGTGTCTGACGGTGAGGAAATCCCGTTAAAGACACAGACGCTGATTGATAACCATGTACCGGATGGTGAATCCCTGATCCGTCTTGAGCTGGAAATGCTGAAATACAACACCAGTTTTTTCGGGACCGGCGGGAACTCCGGCTTCCTGCCTTTCCTCATCAGCAAGGTAGGCAGTTCACTCCCGTCAGTTATAAAAACGCTGATGGCTTCTTTGCAGTCATCCTCAGCGAAAGATTCGCCACCCTCACCGAACTCAAAACCACAGTAGATCTCGAAGAAGCGATGGACATGTGGGAAATCGCTATCATTAACCGTTACAACGAAGCGCTGGCCGCTTCAAAGGACAGATAATGTCATTAATGGATACGTTTGTTCAGGTGTTTGAATTTGACACCCGTCAGGCTGATGGTGCTTTTGACCGTGTGCGGCGCTCAACGGATGACATTATCGACGGAATGAAAAAGGCCGGGCAGTCCGGGACAGCGGCATCCGGAAGTATCGGTGACGCTGTGCAGGCGCTGTCAGACACGTTAGCGGCGGCCTCAGACGGGTTCAGTGATTTGACGGTTGCCGAAAAGGATAACAGCAGAACCAAAGAAACCGCCTCCGGGGTGATCAAAGCGCTGGATGCTGACTATTCCCGCTTTGTTGATACGATGCGCACAAAGGGGATTCCGGCTGCGGTTGAAGAAGCAAAAGTACAGAGTTCACTGCGGGATGCGCTGAAAAAACCGACGAAAATACCAGAGGCCGGTGAATCCGTTGCCGGGTTTGCGAAAAAGCACTGGGAGCAGTGGGTGTGCTTATGTCACTGACTGCAATTATCGGCGAGTCTGTTTCGAGATCCGCGGATATCGAAGCAATGGATAAACTCGGTAAAAAGATAAATATTGCCACAGCAGATGTGGATGCTTTTGCCGGGTCAATGGCAGAACTCGGTGGTACCCGTGATGCCGCTCAGGCAGATATGGAAGCTATGGCGAAATCATTCGGCTTTGCCGGTAACTCCATGGAAAAAATCCTGCAGACAGCTGATAAAGTGCAGGGTATGAAGTTCGACAAGGCAAAAGCCACGCTGTCAGCGCTCGGTGTGTCGGATGATAAAACCGTCGAACTGATGATGAAAGGCCGCAAAGAGCTTGAACGGATGATGGGGGCGCAGAAGGAATATTCCGGCATCACGAAAGACAGTATTGAACAGTCAATATCGTTTAACAAATCGATGCGCAGTTTTGAACAGTCTTCCGGGCTGCTGAAAAACAGTTTCATGGAATTGGTGATCCCGATACTTGCCAAAGGGCTGACATGGATTAATAAGTTTGTCGGGTTCTGCAAAGAAAACAAAACACTGGTCACCGGGTTTTTATCGCGATAGGTATTGCGATAGCCGCCTACTATGTACCGCCGATGATTGCGGCAGCGGCTGCCACACTTGCAGCCACATGGCCTATTATCGCGATAGTGGCAATCATTGCTCTGCTCGCAGCGGCGTTTGCGCTGGTGTATGACGACATCATGAATTTCATCGACGGCAACGATTCGATGATCGGACGGATACTGGATAAATATCCGGGACTGAAAGCCGTCATTCTGGCGCTGTGGGACGTTTTCAAGAAACTGTTTAATTTCATTATTGATGTTGCCGTCATTGTCGGCAAAGCAGCGGTTGATGCCTTTAATCTTATTGTTGACGGCGGTAAAACGCTGTGGAACTGGCTGCTTGGTTTTATCCGGAGTCTCAGTAACTGGGGAAAAAGTTTTCAGGGTGTTTTTGAGACTGTTTCGGATGCCGTGGTGGCTATTTTCAAATGGCTGTGGAAACAGATAGAGGCTTACCTTGGCTGGATCAGCAAGGGGCTGGATAAAATTAAAAACGGCTGGGCGACGGTAAAAGGCTGGTTCGGCGGCGGTGATGATACCGAAATTGAACAGACCGTTAACCGTACAGTCAATGAACAGGGGCAGATTGAGTATGATTTGCCGCCTGAAAAAACGATCAGTGAGGAAGATGCGGCAAAAATGGCGCAGGCCATGACTGCACACCTTTACGGCATGTCAAACGACCCGATGAATCCTGTCACCAGCCAGGCGATCAACAATCAGTCAGCCACCCGTAATGAAACAAATGTCAGTATCGGTGAGCTTAAGGTTGAGACACAGGCAACGGATGCGCAGGGTATGGCATCGGGGGTCAAAGATGAGCTCGGTTCTCAGTTACAGGATTTAGGGCATCAGACAGATACAGGGTGGGGTAAATGATTACGGAAGTGAAGATATTTGATACGGAATCCTTTGTCACTCTGTTTGAGTCGGTAAGCCCTCTGCAGCTGAGTATCCGGGATGAGCATAAGGCAACGCAGTTTCAGGTGGAATCCGGCGAAACCCGCAGTGATCACGTTGTGGTTAACCCGGTGGAAATCGGTATGGATCTGATACTCGCCGGGGAACTGAAAGATGCCTTTGAAGCCATGCAGCAGGCTTACGATCAGCATCAGCTTGTCGGCATTCAGACCCGGGTAAAAACCTATCAGCCGATGCTGATAGTCAATTTTTACCACGACGAAATCCCGGATATGGCGGACGCGGTGAAACTTTCCCTGCGGTTTACCGAATGGCGGACCGTTGAACCTGAATACGGTGAATTACCGCCGCGTAAAGTCGCGAAGAAAGAGCAGAGCAGCACGGTAAACCGGGGCAGGGTTCAGACAAAAGAGGCGGACTCGGCCACACAAAACAAAGGATCAGCACTGACAAAAGGTGTTGACTGGGTGACTGAAAAAGTGGGGGGAGAGTGAAAATCATACCACTGAATACCGTTCCCAATCAGCGGCTGCGGGTTACCCTGGACGGCCAGGAATGGGAACTGACGATTAAAGCCGCACGGCGTGTGATGTGCTGTGATATCCGGTGTGATGACACGGTTATCGTTCAGGGAATACGCCTTGTCCCGGGGCAGCCCCTTATCCCTTATCGTCATCTCAGGAGCGGCGGTAATTTTGCTCTGCTGACAGAGAAAGATGAGCTCCCGTGGTGGGAACTGTTTGAAAAATCACAAACACTGGTTTATTGGGGAGATGATGATGATTGATTTACGCCGGATCCGCTGCGGCATTGAACTTAACGGGCGCATGCAGTGGTATGAGGGATTACGCATCCGCGCCAGTGGTACCAAATATGCCAATCCGCTGCAGAATGAATGCACGGTGAATATTGACGGGCTGAATGCGGAAACCCGCACCATGCTGCTGACCGAAACCAGTCCGTTCGCCGGCAATAAATCCTCACCCCGGATTGTTGTTGAAGCCGGTCGTGCCGGTACCGGTATTTCCGGATCTACACCGGCGATATTGTCAGTGCTGAAATCTCATCACCACCGGATGTGACGCTGACACTGAAAGCAAAAACCAATAATGCCAGCGCACGGGACATTGTGTCACCGGAGGGTAAGCAGATGGCAAAAATGAGTGAGATTGCGGCTGACATTGCCCGTGACTGTAACGTGACACTGAATTTTCAGGCAACGGATAAAAATATCGGCAACTGGTATTTTTGCGGTCCGGCGCTGAAACAGATTGAACGGTTGCAGGACGCCGGAAATGTGAAAGCGTTCATTGATGATGATGTGCTGTATGTCAAAGACAGTGATAAAGCACTTTCCGGCAGACTGCGGATCCTCAGCCAGAAAAGCGGCATGGTCGGTATACCGAAAGCCACGGAGAAAGGCGTTGATGTCACTTACCTTATCGACGGCGAATCATCCCTCGGCGGCATGCTGCGTCTGGACAGCAAATATAACCCCGCCCTGAACGGGGATTACATTATCGAGCAGCTCAAATTCGATATTGCCTCACACGACGATCCTTTCTTTTATCAGGCAACCTGCAAACGGGCCTGACACGGGCAAAACAATGAACAAACCAAACAGTGACCAGGCGAATGACGGCAGTCTCGCCGGGCAGTTTATGGCTGCGTTCCGTAATCTGCTGATGAATGTTGATGACATGCTTCCCGCCACGGTTGTGAGTTACGACGATAAGGAAAACCGGGCGGTAATCAAACCGCTGGTAATGATGGTTACCACAGAAGGGAAACGGATCGGGCGTGGTGTGCTGCCTAATATCCCGGTATTCCGGTTTGGCGGCGGCGGGTTCTTTATCCGGATGCCGGTAAAGCCGGGTGACTTCGGCTGGCTGAAAGCGAACGACCGGGATATCAGCCTGATTTTTCAGCGCGGCGGCCTGGAGGATGAACCTAACACAGCCAGACTGCATACGTTCAGTGATGCTATGTTTTTCCCGGATACGCTCAAAGGCTGGGTGATCGACGGAAAAAACGCAGACGCACTGGTGGTGCAGTCAACGGATGGTTCGGTGTGTTTATCCCTGCATGCGGATAAAGCGGTACTGGATACACCATTATTTGAGGTTAATGCACCGGAAACCATTTACACCGGCAATGTGACCGTCAACGGCAACCACGCCGTAAACGGCAACAGTGATTCAGACGGCGGTACCCTGAAGCATAACGGTAAAGATATCGGTTCAACGCACAAACACAGCGGTATCCGGCGGGGTAATGAGGATTCAGGAGAGCCGGTATGAAGACCTTTGATGTAAACAGCAATAACGACCTGTTCATCGGAAATGACGGCAATCTTGCCGTTGTCAGCGGTGAACCGGCGGTAAAAAACGTTTGTGCGCAGTATGTGAAAGCGCTGCGCGGGGAAATGCTGCACAAACCGGATAAAGGCATTCCGTACTGGAAAACCACCTTCGGGCGGCAGGCGGATCTGCCGCTGTTTGAATCCGCATTCCGTGAGCGTATACGGGAAATTCCGCAGGTGACTGCCGTTGTGTCATTCAGGGCCACGCTGAATGACAACGAACTGAATTATGTGGCTGTTCTGCAGACAGAATACGGGAGCATTACATTAAATGGCTGACTATCACTATATTACCTCATCCGGTGTGATTATTCCGGATACCGCGGATTTGCGGACGGCTGTTGAGGACGAATTTAAATCCGTATTTGGTCAGGATCTGGATGTGTCACCGGAAACCCCGCAGGGGGCACTGATCACGATGGAAACGGAAAACCGTGACGCGGTGGCACGTAATAACGCGGAACTGGCAAACCAGATAAACCCTGACATTGCCGGAGGGGTTTTTCTGGATGCTATCTGGGCACTGATGGGTGGTCAGCGCCGGGATGCCACACATTCAATACTGACACAGGTTGAATTCGGCGGTGTACCCGACACTATCATCCCGAAAGGATCAGTGGCTGAAACGCCGTCAAAGGAGCAATTTGCGACAACAAAATCGCTGACTATAGGAAAAACAGGGAAAATCACCGGGGATATGCGTGCGGTTAAACCGGCCCTGTGGAGTGTTCTGCCGGTCAGTTAAATGCGGTGGCAAGTGCTGTTCTCGGCTGGGAAACGGTATCTAACCCGACCAGTGCGGTATTGGGGCGTGTTGCTGAATCCGATCTGCAGTCCCGCCGCCGCCGGAAACAGACGCTGGCAAAAATACCGTCAGTGTCGGTGAGGCGATCACTTCCGCGTTATATGAACTGGACGGTGTCCGTTCTCTGTCATACCGGGAAAACTATACCGATACCCCGATGGTTTTTGACGGCATAACGCTGGTACCGCACAGCGTATACGTGTGTGTTGAGGGCGGGGAAAGCGGGGAAATTGCCCGTGCTCTGCTGCGCACCAAAACAATCGGGGCAGCTTTCAACGGCAGCGAAGAGGTTGACGTGACGGAACCGGTCAGCGGACAGACCTATCCCGTGAAGTTTGACCGGGCAAAAGAGATTGTCCTGTTCTGCCGTGTGACAGTGAAAAAAACATCACTGGACGCACAGACAATTATTCCGGCGGCGGTTGAATCATGGGCCCGGGGCGAAACGGAAGGGGACGGCGGACTGGTTACCGGTCGTGAAGTCTCTCCGTTTGAAATATCGGCCGGCATTAACGTTTCGGAACCCCGGCTGTTTGTCACCCGGGTGGCGCTGTCAGTCAACGGTACGGACTGGTCATCGGAAACGTACCCGGTAAAGATGAATGAAGTTGCCAGAATCAACCGCAGCGCGGTGCAGGTGGTGTTTGTATGACACAGACTGTTCAGCAGTTAACGTTTCACTCCGACCTCCTGAGGGCTGTTTTGTGGCAGTACGAAGGGGCGGATAACCTGAAAGCGCTGGCCCGGTATAAATCGGACTGGTTTGAACGGGCAACGGTCAGCTTCTGGCAGAACTGGTACCGTGATGTGTTTAATATCGATACCGCCAGTGATTTCGGTCTGTCGGTCTGGTCGCGTATCCTCGATGTTCCGCTGGGGATCGACATCCCGCCGAGTGACAAAGCCAAAATCGGTATCGGATTCGGGAAGAAAAAAGCCAACTTCCGGGCAAACTTCCGGCGTAATGCGGATTACACCCTGTGGCTGACACCGGAGCAGAAACGGCTGATTATCCGGATGCGCTACTTTAATCTGACCCAAAGCCCGACCGTCACCAATATCAATGAATTTCTGCAGCGGTTTTTCTGGAACGGGGACAGTAAGGTCTTTGTGCTGGATCCGCTTGATATGACGTATATGTACTACGTTTTCATGTTTAATCCGGATGAACGTCTGCGCGTTCTGCTGGAAAACTTCGATCTGATGCCGCGCCCGTCCGGCGTGGGTGTCAGATACCGTGTTGTGGCGAAAATAGCCTCGGCACCGGCAAATACCGTAAAAACTTCCTGAAAAGTAACTTCGGAGAATAATCCCTCATGACAAAAATATTTAAAGTCCCCTTTGCAACACAGGGGGATCGCACTGCTGTGCCTGATGAGATCCAGGCTGACGGCTCACTGTCTTACACCCAGGGTTACGGCTACGATTATGAACGTGATCAGATCACCGACCCGGCGGCCAAAGATATCGAACGCGAAAAGATGAACGGCCTGTTTCATGACATAACGGAAGCGGTGGGTGAAATACAGGCTTTCGGTGTGCCGGTGTGGGCGGAAGAGGGTAAACCCTACGCGATCCGCAGTATCGTGTATCACGATAAGAAAGCCTGGCAGTCAAAGACTGAAAATAACGAAACAGAGCCTGCTGAGGGTGATGACTGGGCGGAACTGAAAGCCGATATGACCGCCGAAGATGTCGGCGCCCAGGCCGCCGGTTACAGCTATTCCAAAAAAGAATCTGATAACAAATATCAGCCGAAAGGCAACTATGCCCCGGCGGGTGATTATGCGGTAAAAGGCGAGAGTTACACCAAGACTGAATCCGATGGACAGTATCAGCCGAAAGGAAGTTATCAGGCAGCCGGTTACAGTTACTCAAAAGCAGAATCTGATAATAAATATCAGCCGAAAGGGAATTATGCGTTAAAATCTGATTTAGAGGCATATCAGAAAAAACATTATTAGTCAGTGGGATCAAACAAATCTATAACGGTGCCAACTTAAACAATGGCAGCAACTTTACAGTTAATGAAGATTTGCGCGGCAGAATGCTGTATATGCAAAATTCAATGGACAGGGGATTCACCCCGATCGTGATACCCCAGGACAACATGACTATTTCAGCCTGCGTGACAAATGATTCCTGGTATGAGATCAGACTGACGAATAGCGGTAAGACATTTAATGTCATGAACAGGAAAGGTGGTGTGCTGGTGACCATGGTTTTTGTCTCTGTATGATGTTGTTCATGGTTGCCATGCTGACTTTTCGCTTGGTTAAAGTCGCAAAGTAAACGAATAAAGCCGCACTGGTAGATGCCCAGTGCGACTTTTTAATTTGTCATTATTTTTATTCAATGAGTTGGGGCGTTTCTATAGTCTGAATTATTGAAGTAATCCGAAAGTAACTCCATAACGGAGACATTGAATGTACGAGAAATTAAAAAAAAGGTATTAACTGGTACCGATACTATTCCTGACTCATATTGCAGTATGTTTTGTGCGGTAGTTCCAACTTGATTGGCTAGTTGCTCCTCAGTCATTGCAAGTGCAACTCTTATTTTTTTGATTTTATTTCCGACGCAGGTATTTAGATAGTAATCTTCCAGTTTCATCACAAATGTTACCGAGTAAATAGTCACTATTGTAATTAACATGTATGCGAAACTGTAACGTAATGTCAATAAATATTTCAAATTACGCAT